GCAGGCAGCGCTAACGCAACCATCGTCGGCACCCGCAGTTGGTCGCTCAGCATCACGAAAGAGACTCTTGACACGACCAAGCACGGCGACACCGCTCGAAGTTTTGTCGGCAGCTTGATCTCAGGGTCTGGAACTGTTGAGCTGGTCTACGACCCAGACGCAACAGGCCAAGCGGCATTCATTGAAGATGTGCTTACGGCTGCTGATCCATCAGACGCAACGTTTGAGCTGTTCACTACTGGCACAACTCCAGGTTCTGATTCGGTTAGTTTTGCTGGCATCATTACAGATGCTGAGATCGGATCAGCTGTTGGTGATTTGGTGACCGTCAGTTGCAACTTCGTGACGAGCGGAACTATTACCGGCAACCTCGAATAAGCTAGGCTTCTATTAAAGAAAGCCTATTCATGTCAAGAAATCGCCCCGTTGATTTGCTGGTTGGGGAATTTGACCTCAACCAGCGGCGAAAATTTGACGTAAAGAATGCAGACGGCAAGGTTGTGATCAGTTTGTATTTTAAGCCGATCACAAGGGCAGACCGCAAAAAATCCCAGCAACTAGCTGGCACTGATGAAGCGTTGGACCTGAGCACTCAGATGCTGTGCCAAATGGCAGAGCTTGAGGACGGCTCGAAGGCATTTGCACCGGCTGACGCGCCAAAGCTGCAGCGGCAGTTACCTGAAAGCGTGCTGAATGATCTTGAGCTGTTTTTGTTTGGTATTGGCGAAGAGGCCAGCCTTGAAGACGCAAAAAACGACTGAAGCAGGATGGGTGGCTCTTCTTTGAGTTTCACCTGGCCTGCGAGTTAGGCATGACCGTTAGCAGACTGCGAACAGAGCTGACCGATGCTGAGATGGTGCATTTTGCCGCGTATTACGAGTTGAAGGCAGAGAAAGAGCAGGAGGCAATGGACCGCGCAAAAAGAGGGGGCCGATAGAATAGGGCTATGGCTGAGTCGATCGTCAAGTTAATTGTTGATGCCACGCAGGGCATCCGATCGCTTGGGCGGTTCAAGAAAGCAACGGATGAAGCAGCTAAAAAGACAGACCTGCTGAAAAAAGCAGTCAGATTGCAAAAAGCCGCGACAGAAGCGGCGACCACAAAGCTGGCTCAGTTTGGTGATATTGCCAAATCTGCTTTTGATAAGGCGTCGAAAGCAGCGCAGAAATACCAGTCGGCGCTAGGTGGGATCAAAGGCGCAATCGTTTCGCTCGGCGTTGCAGCGCTCACAAAGCGTATGATTGGCCAAGCAGCAAGCTTCGCCCAGACACAAGTAAGGCTGAAGGCTCTATCGACTGAATATGGCGAATTTGGCAAGATCCAACAGCTAGTAAAAGATAACGCCAAGACGTTTAATCTCTCGCAGGCCGAAGCGGCAAGCCAGTTTTCAGATATTTACGCAAGGCTGAGACCGCTAAACAAGACCCTTGAAGAGGTCCAAACGGTATACAAAGGCTTTAACGCTACGGCAATTGCAAGCGGCACTAGCGCGGCTGCAGCGAGCGGGGCGTTTCTTCAGTTAAGTCAAGCGCTTGGCAGCGGCAGACTGGCAGGCGATGAATTTAGATCTGTCAGCGAGCAAATCCCAGGCATTCTGGGTTTAGTTGCTGATGAGATGGGCGTTGCTGTCAGCGAGCTGAAAAAGCTTGGCAGTGAAGGCAAAATCACTTCTGACATTCTGATCAACGCCTTGGCGAAAGGATTTGAGAAGAACAAGGATAAGATTCAGCAGATTTTGGCCGAATCACCAGCGGCAAAATTCAAAGAGTTCAGTAATGCAACCAGCGAACTAAGCAATGCAATCGGAACTGAGTTGCTCCCAGCCGTAACCCCAGCCGTTCAGGAGCTGACCAAGCTGCTTAAGGCTGCTGGCGGATTGCCAAAACCGTTGTTAGCCGTTGCCGCTGCGATTGCAGGCATAGGCAGCGCAGCATTAATCGCAGCTCCTGGGGTTGTTGCTTTAGGCAAAGCGATTGCTTTCATAAGTGGCGCCGGGCTTTTGGCTGCAGCTCCGTGGCTGGCGCTTGCCGCGGGTATCGGGGCTGTCGTTGTTGCATTGGGCCGTTATCAATCCAAATCATCACAAATTGCCGGTGCTGCGCGTACTGGTGGCGTCAAGGAAGTCGTTGCAGCGCGACAAGAGCTAAGCAAATTGGCTGGTGATACAAGCCTTTTGAGGCTTGAAAGAGATGAAGCAACAGGCAGAAAACGCGCAAACTTAACAAAACAAATTGTAAGGAACCAAAAGCGCATCAATGAATTGAAGGCAGCAATTGCAGCGAATCCTGCTGATATTGCTCAAGCAGAAGCCGCGAGCGTAACAGCACAGAACCAGTCCCAGATTGGCGATGTTGTAGGTGGTGGCAGCAGCAGCACAGGCCGCGCAGGCCGCACAGGCCCAGACCCTGTGGAAGAGGCTAGAAAGCTGGCGCAGCTTTCAAGGGATAGAGTTCAAGCTTTTGAGAATCAAGCGTTACTCGCAAGTGCAGTAAATGAAACTGAAAGAAAGAATTTTCAGCTAAATATTGACATCGCAGAACTGCAAAAGAATGCGAAAGGTTTTGCTCAAGAGGACGTTGATGCACAAGTTGCGGCAAGAATTGCGTTGGAAAACAAGCGGAACGAGGCAGAAGCCTACAAGAAAACAATTGCAGAAACTGCAAAAGAAGAAGCCGATTCTTTGGCCAGATTCTTGAGTGATTTTGATGCAGCATTTCAAGAGCTTGACGCAAAAGCAAAAGCCCAAGCCGACAAGATGGATGCGCTTTACGCTTCGATCGGCCAGACGATCTCAACGAGCATTGTTGACAGCTTGACTGCTGCTGTCGATGGCACCAAGCGGCTGTCAGACGTTGCTTCAGACACGCTGAGAAGCTTGGCAAATATCTTGCTTAAGTTTGGTCTTAATAGCCTACTAGGCGGCTTGGCCGGTGACGATGGCGTTGGTGTCTTCAGCAAGCTGTTTGGCGGGGGCAGGGCCAAAGGCGGCACCGTAATGGGCGGCAGTTCTTACATGGTCGGAGAGCGGGGGCCTGAACTCTTCACTCCTGGCCGCAGTGGCAGCATCGCACCAAACAACAGCATGGGCGGCGGCGCAAATGTGGTGGTGAATGTTGACGCATCAGGAACCAAGGCTGAAGGCGACGGACGCCAAGCGAACCAGCTCGGCGCAGCGCTAGGCGCTGCAGTTCAGGCAGAATTAATCAAGCAAAAGCGACCCGGAGGGCTCCTAGCTGCATAAATGGCAAACTTCCCAGCGATCACGCCAACCTATGACCTATCAAAAAACTCTGCTCCCAAGGTGCGCGTTGCTCAATTTGGCAGCGGCTACAGCCAACGAACGGTCTACGGCATCAATCAAAACCCGAAGTCATACCTTTTCACGTGGAATGTTTCGGAAGCCGATGCTGACACGATCGAGGCATTTCTAGACGCAAGGGGAGGGCAAGAAAGCTTTACGTTCACACCTCCCGGTGAATCAGCTGCAGCTCAATTTATCTGTAAAGAATGGCGGAAGGATATTCCTTATTTAAATAGAGCAACGATTCAGGCATTATTCGAACAGGTATTTGAGGCATGACTACACCACAATCAATACAGGAGCAGCTGCAATCTCTTGAGCCGTCTGCCATCATTGAGTTATTTCAATTGCAGTTGACAGCTGCAGTCAATGGCATCGATACGACTTTTTTCTATCACGCCGGAACGAATGAGCTTTTGGCTGATGTGGTCTTCAACGGCCTGACGTACCAAGCTGTGCCGGTAGAGGTTGAAGGCTTTGATGTTACGGGCAAAGGCGCAATCCCTCGACCTACCTTTAGGGTCGCAAACGCCAACAGCTCTATTTCAGCATTATTGGCGCTTTACAACCCGTTGCAAGGAAAGGTTACAAGGATCAGAACATGCAAGAAATTCCTTGATGCTGTCAATTTCTCAGCAGGTAATGCAACGGCAGACCCTAGCGCAAAGTTTGAGGATGAAATCTGGTATATCGATCGAGTAGCAAGCGAAAACCCTGAGCTAGTTGAATTTGAGCTGACAAGCAAGCTAGACCTGACAAATCTTGGGCTACCTCGGCGGCAAGTTGTTGAACATTGTCAATGGAAATATCGAGGCGTTGAATGTGGCTATGCAAAAAAAAGATACTTTGACTTAAACAACAACCCTACGGATGAGGCAAATGATCAATGCGCGAAGAAATATGAAAGCTGTGCATTACGCTTCCCAAGCGGCTTGTTGCCGTTTGGCGGATTCCCTGCCGCCAGATTGCAAACATGATTTCGAGACTTACGCTGCGATTGTTGCCCCGTTAGAGGCTTGCGGTGTGGTTTGTAGCGGCAAGTTTTGGCCGTGTCGAAATATCGCTGATGACCCTGAGCAAGACTTTGTAATGGACCCCAAAGACTTTGCAGTAGCTGCCTTGCGGGGGGCCGTGACAGCGGTTTTGCACTCACACCCAATGGGAGGGCCTGCCAGCGCTGCAGATCTGTTGGCCTGCCGTGGGACTCGCCTACCGTGGCACATCTACTCAATACCAGATGAGCAATGGTCAACTATCAATCCCTGATCGGTAGACAGTGGGACTACGGCCAAAACGATTGCTTCTCGTTGGTTCGCGAGTGGTTCAGCATGAAGGGCGTGATCATCCCTGATTTTGAGCGACCTGACGACCTAGAACACTGTGAGAGTATTTTCTTGGCAGAAGCCGAAGCCTGTGGGTTCTTTCAGGTTGAATTTGAGCGGCGGAGGCCCGGTGATGTCTTGATCATGCGTCTCGGCACTATGGCACCAATGCACGCGGCGATATTGCTGGACGATGAAAGGATCCTGCATCAGCGGCAAGATTCACTTAGTGCTGTTGAACCATTGCGTCAGTATTATGTGAGCAGAGTCGCGGCGGTCGTTAGGCATGATTCAGACCGTCAGGTTGCTGGGTGATCTCGGCCAGCGTTATGGCGTTGAGCACAAATACACAAATCTGAGGACACCTGCAGAAGCGATAAAATTACTTTGTATTAATCATCCTGAGCTACAGCGCGAGCTGATTACGGCGCATGAGCACGGGATTGGATACCGAGTGATTCAAGCGGAGACCGATCTAGATTATCCAGATCTGCGCTTGCCGATTGGACAGCATGACCTGATCGTCGCTCCTGTGATTGCAGGCAGTGGCGGTGGTACTGGAACGATTTTGGCGGGGGTGGGTCTGGTCGCTTTTGCGATTTTGACCGCAGGCTCTGGCCTTGGTTTTCTTGGCTTAGGGGCTGGATTAACTGGAGCGATCGGAGCAGGCGGGTCACTAGCCGCAGGCGGATTTGTGCTGGGTGCTGCTGCTTCTACCGCCATTGGCGCAATCGGCGCCAGTTTGATCCTCGGCGGTGTCTCTCAGCTGCTGTCACCTCAGCCAACAATTGGCAACTTGGGCTCTAATCGTTTGGGCAGTGGTGACAGCCTGTCAACAGATGGCCCGCAATCCGTCACCCGGGGCACAGATGGCCGCCAGTCGTACGCTTACACCGGAGCAGCTAACACCGTTGGGGTTGGCGCGACGATCCCAGTGGCCTACGGTGAGGTGCTGATTGGGTCTCAGCTGCTCTCAGCAAATGTAGATGTTACAGATGAGTCTGATCCATTACGGAATGTGATCAAGACGCCAGGGCCTGAAACCATTCTGTTCGGTGGCGAAAAGATTGGATTTAGCAAAACTGAAGCGTCTGGCATTAGATGCAGAAGATGGGAATATGATCAAGTGAAATTTTCAGATGGCAATTCATCCCAAAGGTTTTTGACGCTGCAGCAAGGTAACGTGACAAAACTAGACGAAGTTGATGGGGAAGACGATGACAGGGCTGATAATTATCAAGTGTTTTTTGAACTTCAGGACGGATTGTTTGACCGTGTCAGTGGAGAAGGCTCAAGCTTCGTAGATGGCTTTATCACTTATGAAATTGAAGTTACGACTAAAGTTTCAGGCCCTGACCCTGTGACCGCAACTCTTAGGGGTACTGTTCAGGGTTTGCTTTTGCCTGGGCAAAGGTATAGATGGATGAATTACATTAAATACGCGCCAATCGAAGATAACAGGGGAGTCGACACTAGAGTGAAAATAATTGATTTCAGGGCGAATGAATCTTGTAATTTAAAGGTTGCAATGAACGAATACAATCGATTTAAAGACGACAGCCAAAATAAAGCGTAATGGCATTAAACTCCACTTCAGTTATTCGCGTTGTCGATCTTCTTTGTGAAGGGCCTATCGCTGGCCTGGTCGGATGCGATGAAGGGATCTTCTTAGAAGAGACTGCGATCAGGACAGGAACAGACCGGAATTTTGCATCTGAGGATGTCTCCTACGATTTCAAGCCAGGCGGCAAAACGCAAAGCCAGCTAGAGCAGGGAAAGGACGGCACTTCAACGGTTAATGATGTAAACGTTGAGATTGGTCAAAACTACAGTGAGACGCTAAGCGATGAAAACAAAGTCATAGCCAGGGATTATGGAGCCGGTCAGGTCACAAGGCAAATCACAGATACAGACGTTGAGTCGTTTGAGCTGTTGCTCAGCATCCCTCGGATGTTTTCAACAGCCCAGGAAGGGCTAGCGAAAGGTCAGCTTTTTAACGGCAGCATCCAAATTGCAATCGACGTTCAGGCTCAAGGCGAAGCGTTCAATACTGTTTATGACAGGACGATTACAGGCATTGCGGTGAGTGAATATCAACTTAAGTCCCCACGAATCAACCTGAGCGGTCAAGGCCCGTGGAATATCCGAGTGAGAAAAGTGAACCTCGGCGAAAATCACTTTGAGGTTAAATTTCAAAACTTTACTGATATTGATCAAGACATCCCAATTGCAAACGGCAGGGGCAATCGGATATTTTGGACCAGCTTGATCGAGCTTCAATCTCTTAGAACAGCATATCCATTTTGCGCGGTGGCTGGTCTTTCGATCTCTACGCAGCAGTTCAAAAGCTTGCCGACGAGGGCTTACAAGATCAGAGGCCGGATCGTTGAAGTTCCATCAAATTCATTTGTTCGTGCTGACGGAAGCCTGGGGTTTGATGGAGCATTTGATGGCAGCCTCAAGAGAGCTTGGACGACCTGCCCGGTGTGCTGCTGGTACGACATGGCCACGAACAGCAGATATGGGGCCGGCGATTTTGTAGATGCGTCAAACCTGAGCTGGGTCGATCTATATCCGCTGAGCCAATATTCAAATCAGTTGGTTACAAACCCAGACGGCACACAAGAGCCGCGTTTTGCCTGCAACACCGTGATAGCCAGTAGGGCTGAAGCGTTCAACGTTTTGCAGGATCTAGCCAGTGTGTTCAGAGGGATGTTGTATTGGCAGGCAAACACGATTCAAGCGACAGCTGACCACGGGAACCTAGACGGCAGCAGCCTTTCGGCTGTGCATCTTTATACAAATAGCAACGTTATCAACGGGGCGTTCTCTTATTCAGGAACATCACTAAAAACCAGGAGCACATCAATAAGGGTCAGATATAACGACCCCGCAAACTTCTTCAAGTCAAATGTTGTTGTAGTTGAAGATGCGGAGCTGATAAGCAAATACGGCTATCAGGTGAGGGAGTTGGTGGGTTTTGGCGTTACCTCAAAGTTTCAAGCGCAACGGCTGGGGCGGTGGGCGCTTTTGTCTGAGGAGATTGACGGCGAGGTCGTGACCTTTACCACAGGGCTGCAGGGCGCAGTCGTTTTCCCTGGGCAGATCTTCGCCGTAGCCGACGAAATGCGGCAGGGCGTGCGTCTTGCCGGACGAGTGAGCGCAGCAACAACGTCTGCAATCACGCTCGACCAAACTGCATCATTGACAGGTGGCGGCAATGATCAGCTGACATGCACACTTCCAGACGGATCGATTGAGACGCGGCCAATCCTCTCTGTAGCGGGTTCAGTGGTGAATGTGCAGGCTTTTAGTGCTGCGCCATTGTTGCAGTCAATATGGTCGATCAGCGCAAGCAACATTAAAGAGCAGAAATTCAGATGCCTTTCAGTGTCTGACAACGGTGATGGCCAATTTGGAATCACAGGCGTTGAAAGCAATGACAGCATTTATTCAGCCGCTGACAGTGGCGGGAAACTGGAATTTGAGCCAATAACACTATTAAATGAAACACCAGCAAAGCCTACAAACTTAAATATTTCAGCCCGTCAAATTCAGATCAATAGCGAAACAACTAATCAAGTCGTTGTTTCATGGTCTCGCGGTTCAACTGGCCAGACTGTTGATTTTGAGCTGGAATACAAGCTCGGCGATGGGAATTACACAGCTGTTTCAACGTCCAACGTATTTTTAGAAATCAATGGGTTGAGTGTCGGCACTCAGCTCACGGTGAGGGTGAGAGGCGTTGGCGTTGCTCCACTGCGGAAACGCTCGCCCTATGTGACTGGGCTGTTTACGGTGCCAGTCGTTGAAATCGAGCCCGGCCAGGCTGGTGTCACTGTTTTGCCGCCAGATCCTGAAGACGTTACGATTCAAGCGTCTGGCAGTGATCAAGTTGTACTGAGGTGGGCAATACCTCAAACCGCGCTGAATACAGATAAGTTTCTTGCGCTGATCAGGCAAGCATCCCAGACCGATGGAACGGCGACTTGGCCAAACAGCACGCTCCTAAGGAAGGTTGAAGCTAGGACGAATTACGCAAGTTTGCCGCTGATTGAAGGAGAGTATCTGGTCAAGTTTGAGAGCGAATTTGGCCAGCGCAGCGCAAACGCAAAATCAGCAGTCATCAGCCTACCGGCGCCTATCCCAAGGCTTGACATTCAGACGAGAAGAGAAGATCAGGACTCCCCCCCATTCAGAGGAATTAAAGACGGTGTTTTTTATGACAGCGATCTTGACGGCTTGGTTTTAGGTGGCGCTTCAACCCTCAGTACGGTTTCAACTGTCGATGATGTTGTTGATTTTGACGAGCTGTCATCCGTTGATGACCTTTCACTAATTGTTATTTTCGGTGATCGCTTGCCCACCGGTGAATATTACTTTGAGAACGTGCTTGATCTTGGCGGCGTTTTCAGCGTGCTTTTTGAAAGAAAGCTGACCACAAGAGGCATCTATCCTGATGCGTTGATCGATGACAGAACAGAGTTTATCGACAGGTGGTCAGATGTAGACGGCGACTTGGCGGACGACACTAGCGCTGATCTGTTCTTCAGGACAAGCAATCAAGTCACTGTTGATCAATTTTTCCTTTTAGAGGACGGTGATTTCTTGTTGCTCGAATTTTTGACAAACAAGATCGAGACAGAATCAGATATAGATTTTGGCGCATGGACTCCAATGGAATCAGGCCGCTACACCGGCAGACAGTTCCAATTCAGGGCGAATCTGCAAACATTTGCCAGCGATCAAACTCCAATTGTTGATGAGCTTGGCTTTACCGTGCAGCTTGAATCACGGACAGAAAGCAGCGCAACAATTGCAAGCGGGGCAGGGGCCAAGGTGGTGACGTTTGCGAAAGCGTTCTATCAGGTGCCTGGCATTGGCATCACGGCATCAAACCTGGCGGCGGGGGATTATTATGAAATTACATCCCCCAGCGCTAGCCAGTTCACGATTACGTTCAAGGACTCCAGCAATGCAGCGATTGACCGTAATTTTCAGTACCAAGCAACCGGGTTCGGAACCGCAGAGACTTAAATGGCAACTTCAGATTACGTTTTAGCCAACGCTTCAGGCGCGGCATTTAGAGCTGATTTGAATGCAACCCTGCAGGCAATCGTCAGCAACAACAGCAGCGCAACCGAGCCCAGTCCCACATTTGCTTTCATGTGGTGGGTTGACACGGCAAACAGCCTGCTGAAACAGCGCAACACAGCAAACTCAGCATGGATCACGCTGGGAACGCTTGACGGGGGGAGGCTGCTGAAAGACGGCAGCTCAGCAGCTCCGGCGCTGGCGTTTGCGGCAGATACCGACACGGGGCTAGCAAGGGGAGGAGCTAATCAGCTGAATTTCGTCGCTGCTGGTGAAGACGTAATCACGGCAAGCTCAAGCAATGTTGTCATCAATGAAGGGGGCAACAACCTTGATGTAAGGATTGAAAGCCAAAACAATTCAGTTCTTTTATGTACGGACGCAAGCACGGACAGGATCGGGGTGGGCCTCAGCAACCCCGGAACGTTGGTAGAGATTGTTGGCGATGAGCCTTATATCACTATAAGAAACATCACTCAAGAGGATAATGACGGCGGTCGAGAAAGCAAACTTATCTTTGAGGGAACACAGTCTGGCGGCGAAATTTCTACGATGGCCGAAATTGGGGCCTTCCATCAAGGGGACGGTTTCGGCGGGGCTAGCGACGACCAAAAAGGCAGGCTTGTATTTTTTACAAACAACAATTCCGCAGTCAATGAAGTCTTAACGCTGGGTGGCGATGGTGATGTTTTGTTTTGCGGCACAAGCGAAATTACTCCGGGCTTCAGCAACACATCGACGGGCGCATCATTTGAAAAAACTACAGATGGCGCAAGTCTTTACGTGAGCAACGATACAACCACCCCAATTAAGGCAAACAAAAACACCACAGGCACCGTTTTTTCTGTCCGCTATCAAGGGGTATTTAAAGGAGGAATTGATGTTACGACGTTTTCCGTCGTTTACAACACAAGCTCTGACTATCGGCTAAAAGAAAATATCGTTGGGATTGATGATGCCATCGATAGAGTTAAACAATTAAAGCCTAAACGATTTAATTTCATTCAAGAGCCGTCAATTGTTGTCGATGGCTTTATTGCCCATGAAGCTCAAGAGGTTGTTCCTGAGTCTGTAACCGGCACTAAGGACGAGATCAACGAAAAAGGTGAGCCTGTCTATCAAGGCATTGATCAGTCAAAGTTGGTTCCATTGCTCACCGCAGCATTGCAAGATGCAATCAGTCAGATCGAGACACTAAAGTCTCGCGTTGACGCTTTGGAGGCTTGATCAATGGCTGACCGTAAAATCACAGAATTAACGTCACTGACAACCCCTGCAACTGGTGACCTAATCCCGGTTGTTGATATATCAGAGGCGGCAAACATCAACAAAAACAAAACGCTTACTTTCGGCCAAGCGTTTCGCAGTCTTCCTAATGGCAGTGCAAGTGCACCTGCCTTGGGTTGGCTAAG